TCAAAGCGATAACCAGGGAAAACCCGATCATGGGATTCATTGCAGACATGTTAGTTAAGCGCCAGGGGCTAGAAGGCCTCCTAAAAGCCCAAACAAGCCCTACGGAAGCCTCTAATACGCCCAAAACAGGCCCAAAGCTAGGGTTGGGAAGGGTTTAAACGAGTCGAACTCGCTTCTTATACCCATTCCTACCCCACCTACCACTTCAATCCTTAAAATGGATTCCGTTGGTAAGAAAGAAGAACTTATCCTGTTTCAGTAATTGTTTGAATAACTGTTTGACAATCATAACAGATTACACAAACAAAACCTGAGTTCTTTTCCCATTTGTCTGTACGTAAGTGATCTACATTACGTAAACAGATATTACACCTGCGTTTCACAGTATCACATCCAGGAAGTAAGTACCTTCCTCTGTCCTTGTTAACTCCCATTTATTCTTATGGAAAGCTACGGATAGTTCCTTGATACCCTGCTCAAGTGCAGCTGCCAGATCTCTTGATGCCTGGCTGTTACTCTGCCATACTGTTTCTATTCCTTCTTTAGAGATAGATTCGTAGGAGGGATGGGAAAAAAGGAGAATAGGATACTTCATTTTAGCACCCCATTCCGTGTCGATCTCCTCTAGCTTGCCGTTGAATTGAATCACGGCAGTCTGTCCAGGTGGAACCTCACGCATTACGCTGGTTGCACCAAAATGAAATTTGTCTTTACTCATCTGTTTCACCTAGCTTACTAAAGAGTATGAAATATAAAACAACTAGACTATACTCAAAAATGTTTACCTACTCATTTAATAAGACCTACTCATATATGAGTATATGGTAGCAAGACGTAGAAAGGCCCGTAGATCACGAGCCAAAAAGACTTTTTCAATTCCATTAATTGAGACCGGAGCCGGTTTAGCTCTCCTGGCACAAAGCAATGTTGGAGCACATGTTAAAACAATGTTAGATGGTAATGTGCAGGGTGGTCTAACTGCTTTGAATAAATCAATAATGGATAATAAAAATAATATGATTAAAACGTTGGCAACAGCGTTTATAGCAAAACAAGTCGTAAGAGGCTTTGGCGGAACAAAGATCCTAGCTCGGATCGGTCCGCTAGTAGCTCGAGCGTGATTACATTATGGCATTTTATCGAACAAGAGAAGGTGCAGTAACCGCAGCTGATAGTTTCACTGCGATCACTGGGCTTTACGGACAGAGTACCACCGCATCGATCCAGGTTCCAGCTGGGACTAGTTCGATTGTGGGAATGATTGCAAGCGTCGCAACAGATAGCGCAGCCAATGGTGTGACCACTTTTGCGTGTCAAGTCAGTGGCGATGGTTTACAATCTGGACAAGAGACAATAGTTTTTGCTGGATGTGGTGTAGATGGTACACCTGTTTCCAATGGACAAACTGTCGAAGCATTCAAACTGGATGTTAGTATTCCATGTATTGCATCTAACCAGGTAAGTGTTGCAGTAGCGATGTCTGGCGATACCGGATCCTGTGAAGCAGCAATAACTTTAGTATTTCAATAGGTTAGCATGGTTCGCAATAGGACAGGTTTAGCTCCCTGGTCCCTTTCTAGGGAAGCAGGGATTGAGTCCGCAACAGTGGACGGAACTATTGAAGTTCCACAATCGATACAACCTGTCCTGGATACTGGTTTTGTTGATGAAGATGGGAACTGGAAAGGAACCAAGAGTTCTGATAAAGACTTTATCGCTTTTCTAAAAGACGAAGGAATAGCCAATGGAGCATCAGTCTTAACGCCCGGCGTTAATCCAGATGGTACATGGCCTTTAGATATGAGTGGGTACAATGATATATTCATTGCTCTTAAACCCAGTAATGGTGGAAATTATGCAATGGAAGCCGTAATGGGTCCTGATGCTCTTTCTTTTGCTAATCTGAATCCTGTTAATGCTGCCGTAGGATTAAGGATTGCAACCGATGGAGAGCCAAGCGATGAAGGTATGTACTCAGCATTCCAGGATGCGTCAGAAGCTATGACCACGGATGTGTGGAATATATTTTGTATTCAGGGCAGGTTAAGAAATTGGAAGGTATTACAGTTTAAGATCACTAACAACAGTGGTGGATCTTCTGATATTGAAACTGCGTTTATGAGGCTTGTATAATGCCCAGGAAGAAACTAACTAAAGCCCAGGTAAAGCGTAAGTTTAAAACCGCTTTTAATGCAATGTATGATTTATGGCTTGATAAGGTAGGCTGGGGATCAGATAGTTTTTCTCCATTATCGGCTAAAGGATCACAGGATATTGTAGATAAGATTGGTCGTGCCATGCGCCGGATGAAGTGAATGCCCTGGATGCTTAATACGGTTACAGGTAAACCGATGAAGATTACACCTGCACAGATGAAAGACCTGGATAGATCAACCAGGGACATACTAGGGGATGTTACAAAAGTAGCTTCTAGTACTGGTGGATCATTCATAATTTTCCTGGCTCTACTTCCCCTGGTTGTTAAAAATTTAATGTCATCAATGCCACAAGTAGCAGGGGTTCTAGCAACAATCAGCCAAGCGATTAAGGACCCATCCAGAACCGCAGCTGAATTTGGTGAAGAAATGGGTGATACTATCCTGGCGTTACCACAAGGTTTTTTTGGTTCATTAGCTGGTGCAGGTTTTGATATTGGTGGAGATATTCTAGGAGGACCCGTAGAACCTTACACACCAGCAGAAGCCACACCAACAGGTACAGCATGCGAACGCTTTGAATTTGATTTGATAGACATTAAAAGAAAATTAGATGATAGTTCTGGAGTAAAAAAAATTCAAGGAACCTTTGCCTGGACTGCAAAATTATTTGATATGAAAAGGTCAGGATGCTCTCGTCCTGCTTTCGTTAGTTCCTCTACATGGAACAGGGTACCTACATGAATTTAGGCGCTCTATTAGTTATGCTTAAACTGGCGGATGATATAGGGTTCACTGTTTCACCTAAACGCGAACCCACTCCGCCAACATCAACAGCCGGAGCAAGACCTGCTTGCGGAACTGGAGAGAAAGCAGTGTTCTTTCAGAATCCTGATCGCTGGGTCTGTGTACCCAAATTCAAATAATGGTAATTTCAGCCTTAGAACTTTTGGGTTATTTTATTGCCTGGTCATTATTCTATTTTGGAATAAGTCATTACATCGCTAAACTGAGTAAGGAAAAATGGGTAGAGTGGGCAAAGTCAACCGAAAGCGATGAAGATTTATTAATTATTCTGGACCCTGTTGTTAATGAGATTGAGGATCGTATACATGAAAAACTTGAACACTTCCAAAAATCTTTTTTTGGTTCACTTGGCGCAGCCAGTAAAAAAATTGATGAATCCACAGGCCAAAGTACAATCAAAGCGATAACCAGGGAAAACCCGATCATGGGATTCATTGCAGACATGTTAGTTAAGCGCCAGGGGCTAGAAGGCCTCCTAAAAGCCCAAACAAGCCCTACGGAAGCCTCTAATACGCCCAAAACAGGCCCAAAGCTAGGGT